GGGATATCCTAACCCCATATACCCCCGGGGGGTATACCCCCAAACATGCATGAATGTTTTACTAACCATGCAAGCATGATTGAACATGCATACATGGAACGAGTAAATAAAAAACCCGCTGTGTAGCGGGTTCTATTTTACTGCATGTTGACGGTTCTGTTTTCGCCTCTGCCGATTCTAACGCATTTGATTGTGTTATTTGTATAATCGACCGTGATAATATCGAAACACTGTTCGTCGATTGTATCAATCTCCGGTGATGATCCAACTGCTGATAAATATGCATCCGTGTCCGTAATTACAATCGGAATGCCTCCAGGTGTTGCAGAAACATAATCATAATGAATATGTCCTCCGAACATGGCTTTAACTTTTCTGTCTGTGTTATTTGTATTGAAATCGTCACAGATAGCAGTTACCTGGGAATTCTGATTTGAAATCGTTGGCACATTGTCTACGGTATTAAACCATACGTGCATAACGATGATGATCCTGTAACCGGATGGAGTGCTGTTCAGAACATTCTGGAACCATGTCAACTGGGCTGCAGGAATGCTCTGGTTCTGATCATGACTGTTCAGCATGATATACCTTGTTTGCGCTGCTGCATTATCGAAATAATAGCAGAGATCGTCGCCCATATTCACATACATTTCGCACTGCTTCATGATCTGCGCATACGCCGTATTGTCGTTCCACTGTCCCGTCGGAGTGTTGTAATGATTCCAGTCATGATTACCCATAATTGGATATGTCAGAGTGTTTTTAATATCAAATGCATTAAAGAAATCGTGCAACTGTTCAAACTCGAATTCCGGTGAATCATTACCGGTGAAATAGTCGCCACCAAAAATGATTTTTTTAATACCTGTTTCTGCCACGATTTTTTTAACCAGCGCCGGAGAACGTCGCGCATTTCTGTTTCTGTATAATACGCGCGGGTCCCAATGCGTATCTGTAATGAAAATGAAAGTGTCGCTGTTTTTTCCGCCGGCATTCATGTTCGCTCTGATCGTGTTCACCGCTGTGCTCAACTGGTCGTTGTAATATGCCGGGATGTCGTTTTCTGTTTTTGTAAATGTGTAGAATGTCGGCGGGATGTATTCCATATTAACATTCGCCACCATTTCAGATACTTCAGACTCTTCGACAACACTATCATCGTGTTTTCTGATAATCAGGCGGATATAACTGTCATCAGGAACTTCTGTTTCAACTGCATTACGCCATCCATTGAATAAATAACCCTGGTATGTTTTCTGCAGATCATAATGCGCTACATAATAATCATACGGGCTTAATGATGTTATTTTTGTCCCCTTTCCTACCAGAATATAGTCGGAAAGAATACGCTTGTTATAACTGGCTGATCCAACTTCTGCCGGGTGTCCAGATGCCAGTGTGCTGATTGTCCAATCTACGGTATCAAGACGTCCCGCCATGATTAAATTCAAATCGTCGGTATAGGCAAATTTGCGCCATGCATCCCAACCGGTACCGTTGAAATAACGGGCATACATTTTAACTTTTTCGTATTCGGTGTTGAATGCGATTTGTAAATGTCTGCCGGATGTCTGTGTTGTTGACATCATGAACATGCGACCCTGCAGGAAACCCTCCGGGGCGCCTACAGTATTACTGTCAATTACATAGTTTCCGGGAGTGCGCAGCGCGTTGATATCGGCAACAGGCAGGGTTTCCGCATAATTGAGTGTAGCAAAATCAGCAGCATTATTTACTGTTTCACACCAGTCAAACCACCTCGAGCCGTTGTGATATCTGACCCAAGTTTTTGGCTGCTGTTCTCCAGACACGATAAACTGCAGACGACGCGCCGACTGCTGCGCAGTCATTACAAACAATCTGCCGGCACTGTTGAACCTTGTCGGTTTATTTAAGAGTGTCGCTGTTATGGTGTTAGTTTCGATCTTGTAACTGCCCAGGTTCATAATCGTATCAAGGTCGGTGTTTTCTGCAATGACATTCGTCAATGACTGATCGAGCGCCGGTGTTGAGTTTTTCAAGATGTTTGCCTGTGTTCTTACAGAATCGCCGGCTGTCGAATATGTGACACCGTTGAAACCTACTCTGATATCAATCAATTCCGCATTGCCTTCTGTCGGTGTACCCTGAACAAGAATGTTGTCAATTCTCGCAGTATTCAGATCAATTTGAGCAGCGCTTGCCGCGATGCTTTCAGCGTCATCGTGTGCGGACTCCTGGCTTGCCTGGGCAGATTCTGCACTTGCCTGTGCCGCTTCTGCGCTGGCGGCTGCTTCTGCCGCAGATTCTGCTGTATTAGCTTCTGCATCTTCGATATTTTTGACTTTGCTAATGAGCCAGTCCTGGTTGTCGTCATGAAAATTCGAATATCCGTTTAAATGGAAAGCCATGTTTTTAACCCTCCTGTTCTGCGGTACCGGTGAGCGTTTTTGTTACGCCTGTCAGCTCGTTATCGATCAGGACCGAAACCGCATCTGTTTCGCTGTTGTATTCGAGATAAACAACGGCCGCGCGGTTGAATCTGATAACGCAGCGGTTGACTTCGTTATAAGTGAAGTCGGTTTCCGAGTTTTCGCCGTTTCTTAACATCGGCGCTTTGGTGACTGTTTTCGTTCTTGCCATTTAATCGTCCTCCTTATCTGATAATAGCAAAGCCGCAAAGATTAGGCCAATATCAGCGCCCAGGATCACGCCCAGGATCGCCCATGTATAAATAGACATAGTTATCACCAAACCATTAAACAATAATAGTTTCTGAAGTCCTTTGCTATCTCTTCTATAATGCTGAAACGCACGACGTCGCGCTGTTCCTGGATAAGTGACTGGGTCGACGTAATACCAATATTACCTTTTTCGGTCCTGGTATAGCCGCCAGTTACACCGACCGTGCCGCCGATCGTGTCTTTATCCCTATCAACGAAGTTATTATCGTTGTAGCCGGTCGTCTGCCTGGTGGCCGTGCTGTTGGTCGTTGTCGTGTCGGTATGTGTTTCGGTAAAGGTTCCGTCCTTATTCCATATCGGGTTATATTCGTACTGTGTTGTTTTGTATAACTCGGTCCATTTATAAAGATTGCGTGACGACCAGATACGGATGGAGTTTTTCATAATGTTAGGATCAGGGTAGACGATTTCCAATTCCGCGCAGCTTTCACAGATATAATCGATGATATCCTGTTTTGACTCCTCCAGCTCCGTCGGCAGATAGAAATAATCAAAGATAGAAGGGTCGGCAATGTATAAACCGTTAATCGATAACATCTTCGTTTTCCTCCTGTTCGATTGGTTCGCTTCGCGTCTCCTGGCGCAGTTTAACGGACAAATTAAGGTCAAACAGTTTGTTAGCAGTCTGTAAACCCTCATTGATACAATCGCGCCATACGGCACATAAAGCGCGCGTCTCGCCGTTATTGGCATTTACTTCGTCAACATTAAGACGTTCTGATTTTTCATAGTTGGCGTTTTCGATACCGATGAATGTGTCAAACTGGTTGTTCCATTTTGTGAATGCTTCCTGAAGATCGAGACCGATAAAGTTTTCGCGGACGTTCTGATTAAACATCTGCCACTTGGGGTTTCCTTCTTCGTCAAACATATTACGCGATACGAAAACGGCCGGCTGGTTTCCGATCTGGTCAAACATTTTTTTCATTGTCTCCGCTTCGGCTTTATTATCACCAGCGAAAACCCACGAAAACTTACTGTTCCATGTATTGATAGCGGCTGTTTCCAACGTCACGGCCATCATGGAAGCGTAATAACTCACCAGGTCCCAAATACCGGAATAATTCGGCTGCATTTTAATGAGCGCACATTCTGAGCCGATAGCGGGGTTGACGTTTCCGCGGATCAGCGGGTTAGCGATCAGGACGCGCGACGGCTGCATGAATACATTACGCCGTCCGTCTAGCGTGCAATACTGCGGAATAACGCCGAATTTATCCGTTTTAACGATCGCCTCAAAACCGAACACAAATAACACATAACGGAAATAATCTTTATCCCAGGTATTCGGAATACCGTTAAAATCATAGACCGCAAACACACGCTGGAATAAATAACGCCGCAGCATATTCATGACCGCCGTGTTATTAACGTGAACGGTAGACGGGTCAATCAGTGAATTGTAAACGTTGATTGACTGAAAATCTACCGGTGGCGTTCCGTTAAATAATTCGTTTACTGACATTTTCTTTTGCCCTCCTTCTATATTTAGACATTAACAGAAATATACTGCTGTTCTTTTTTACCGGCTCTGGTATAACATACGGATTTCTGAGAAAACCGATAAAATAAACATATGCCTGTCCGTACGGGTCCCAGCCGTTTGCGCGTGTTACGGTGTGAGTAGCAAAATATGTCATACCGTAATCTGATTCTGATACGACGATAGTATCTGCATCGATGATCTCTTCGACAACGTAGACATGGCCGGGATAGTCTCCGCTGGATTGCTGACCAAATACACCGATTGCGCCGAGTGATGGCTCGCTGTCTCTTATCCAATCCGCGCTGCTGTCAGACCAATAATCATAAGCATTTCCGAAAGATAAGCCCAAATTGTCAGTCGTTACGCCGGCGATCTCCATAGCGCGGCCGTGTACGTATCCGGTACAATTCGGGAGAACACACGGATAAGCAGAATAACCGCCTGGCCACCATCCTGCAATACATCCGTTATAACCGCCCGCTTCTATCATTACCCATAACGGATCAGTTGACGCCGGCGCTGTTAGTCTCGGTGTGTAATTACTCATAATAATAACCACCTTCCAAATACGATTTAACGATTGCCTGTTCATTTCCGAACCCGCCGATTTCAACGTCGCCGTCCATTATGAGCTGGTAACCGGGAAGCGTTGAAAGCTGGCGTATTTCGCATAACGGACGCCCGGCGTTTGCGTTATCTTCGTCAACTGGATAATAATGCTCATAATAAAGCGTTGCCTGCCCGCGCAGCTCTGAAAAACCACCGTTGCCGCCGATACTGCTTTGATTTGGTGTCATAGAATTAACGGCACTGCCTATCATTGTGTTTATACCGTTCATAATAGCGCCGGCATTTAACGAGAACACGCCGCCGATCGTAGCGACCGCGCCGGACGCGGCGCCGGATAAACTGTTTATATAATCGTAAGAAACCTGTGTTAACTGGATCGGGACGCCGACCTGACCTTTAACACGGTGCATTGAAACGGTGTCTGCGATAATATCCAGCGTTCCGAGTCCGGTTATATAATCCAAAATAACCTGAGCGCGGACTTGTGTAGAATTGCAGCATAACGCGGTATCGATATCAAACATACCGAACGGCGGCATTGTTAACCTTAACCGTGTATAAGGTGAACAATTCAAATAATTTCCCCTGGTAGCAGTCCACGGGTGTTTATGAATGTCAATAACCGAATTAAATAAACCATATGGCGGGTTTTTTGTCAGAATTTTGCAGCTTACGCCGGAAATTAACCAGTCCCAAATATAAATGCTTGTCTGCGTCGCTGATCCGGCTATCTGATCGTATGACAACGGAAACCAAATACACGATTTTATATATTGCAGCGGGTCGACAATGCTTTTCTGTAAAGCCTGGCTGATTTCGTCGAAGTCAAAACCGTTACCGGTTGTGATCGTGTCTGATAAAAGTTTTCCGACGATGGTTTTTAAGTCATTCGGTTTAACAACGTAATATGTCACCGAGCCATACGAACCGGCGGCCAGATTGTACGACGTGCGATTTACAACTCCCAGGACGAAACAGCTTTCATCGTTGCTAATGTCGATATTTTCACTGCCGTCATGTATCCACGGTGTTGTAAATTGTGTATATCCCGCCTGGTGTACAGTGTTAAGCGGATAATAATTGTCAATCAGGTTTTCGTCATGAGCTGCCGCGGACCGAAGCACATATAAACTGCTGTTTCCGATCGCGGTTTTATACGTTGCTAAAATATCCGTATGCATGGATATTTGCCAAATGTCTTTTGATAAATTGATAATATCATCAACGTAATAATAACGACCTGTGTCCGCGATATATGCATAATTGAAAACCGGTTTTGTAACCGAATGCAGAATAACAGTCGGTTCGATCATGCTGGCACCGTCTTTTAAAACGACATTATAATCGGTCCCGCTGGACGCGGCCGGCTGTTTTGTGCTGTTTTCCTTTTTCGCAAAACCGGAAAAGAATTTAATTATCATTAGCGGGTCCCTCCCTTATTTAAAATATACAATACGGAAAAACACCAGGCAAATAATGCCCGGTGTTTTCCCTATGATAGATGAAGGTATCTGCGCGGCTGAAGACTGCCGACATGGGGGTTAGTCAAGTTTCAGAACGACACCTTTTTCGGTGTAGTCTGTCCAATAGCGGTCTGTGAAATGCAAGAACATATTCCAATAGCCGCCCTTAGCGTTCAGCGGTGTCATAGCGCTCCACTGGTTAACAACAGTATAACCTAAAGTATCATCATCTACAACTACGCCGAAGATGTCGTCAATAACAGCGGCGCTGCCTGTGACGATCGCGCCGGTCGCATCAAGATAAGAAGGTGTCACACTGATCCGCTCCGGTGTCAGAATGCTCTGCCAGAAGTTAACAGTTTCGACATCTGCGTATTTCAAATAGTTGTCATGGAATGTATCAGCCAAAACGCGCGCTTCCATACCGTAACGGTCCGGTGCGAACATATAAACGTTCTGATTCTCATATGGTGTATGACGCATTACCGGTTTACCGGTGATATTTGTCTGAAACATATTAGAACGTTCTGTCATGAGAGAACAAAGCGCAGCGACGCGAGAATAAACCCACTGCATAAACGCTTTATAGTTGGCCGGCTTCATTGCGTCCACTTTGGTCAGACTCTGACCGGTAGCGCCGTTGTATTCTGTCAGAAGGTGAATCACGCTGGCCGTATCGCCCGCAACTTTGCCGCCAATATAGTTGGCGATCGTAGCACGTGCGAGATTTTCGTGTGCCTGTTCTACCATGTCGGAAGAATTCTGAGTGACCATAGACATAAATTCTGCGAACTGTTCCGGTCCGGTGAACGCGTTGTCGAGCTGGTCTTTAAAAATGGTATAAGACTTTTCGAAAACGTTTGCACCATAGAAATTTGTCTGAAGAACATTCGGTTTATTTACGACGTAATGGTCGATTGCCTGGCCGTCTACCAGTGCGAATGACGAATCATTTTCAAAATCTTTGTCGGCGATATTCAGTTTACGAGTAATCGCGCCGAATTTCTGATTGTCAACCTGAAGTCCGGCGAATTTGCGGTTATAAGGTCTGACCGAGAAAATCGTTTTTGTCACCATCTGAGAAATGGCATTCAGAACCGGGTCATAACCGGCCTGTAAAGTTGTCTGCGCCAAGCTGACAAAATCAGATGTTGACGTCGGTGTAATGGCCGATTTTCCGGTGGCCTGGTTGAAAATGGACGTGAGCAGGTTTGAGGCCTGTTCAAAACCCATAGTATTAACGGACATAAATTTTCCTCCTTATTTTCCAGCCGGATTCAATACACTGGCGAGAATTTCCATGTCAGATTTCACACTCTGCCCGGGCTGTAAATCATGCATGATTGCGTTGGCCTGGATGGTTTTTGTTAGTTCACTGATTGTCTTTTCGAGAGTGTTCAATCTTTCATTCAGCCTGTCGTCTTTTGGTTCCGCTTTTGCAATTTCGACTTCTGCGCGAACGTCTTGCGGTTCCTCGTTAACTTCCGGTGTTTTGTTCCCGCTGGTGGCTGCAAGTGTCATGATCTGATCCGGCGAGAATCCTTTGTCAAGTAACTCTTTAATTTCTGCAAATTCCATATTTGGTGGTCTCCTTTTCTATTTTATTTTAACGCGTCGATAAAATCGTTTACCATCGCGTCAAAATCTTCGTTTGTCGGTCTGATCTTTTCCAGCGCTTTTCTGATTTGTTCGTCGCTCAGTCCGCGCGGGTCCGGTTTCGGACAAATGCCGACGGCCAAATATTCGACGACGTTCTGAACAGAATCATAATAAACGCCGAGATTATTGCGGCGTTCCTGACCATTCCCAAACTGGCCAAGCATAACCAGGAGCGCAAGCTCTAAATCCGAATATTCGCCGATTTCAGCTTCTAATCTAAATTTCATTTTTCTTATTCACTCCTAAAAGCGTCTTTATTTCCGTCATAACGATCGTATTGTCTTCGAGCGCTTTTGTTAAAGCTTTCGTCTCTTCGCGATGTGCTTCGCGTTCCTTTTCCATGCTCCAAAACAACACGACGCAGCAGACAATCGGGAAACAATATTGTCCGACAAGCTGGGCGATTAACTCCATTTCATTCATATTGATTTCCCTCCTCGTAGTTTAATTATGGAACGGTTCAAGGGTCCGACAAACCCACGCGCGCCGCTTCCGGCGGCTGTCGTCTGCGCGCCGTTCCTATTTATATAAAATCACGTTTTCGATATGTTTACAAACAATCTTTCGACATAATAATTTTCAAAGGTTATACGCAAATCGAAATAGGCGTCCCAGAGATAATAATATTTACTGTTAAAGCGTTTAAAAGCCATTTCACCGGTTCCCATGTCCTCATAGCTGCCGGACGCGTGCGTTGTTACATAATAGCTTTTTTCCGACTTATGCTTATAAACGACGATTTCACCGACTTTGACAAGCGGTTTAAATTCGCGCAGCTTCTTCGGTTTTATATTCATAATTTCGGCCTGGACAAAATCATTGTTAATTGACATCCGTTCGAAATCGCTGCCGCTGGTCAAACGGTAAAGCGCTGTTTCTTTTTTCTGTTCGCTGATCGGCGATTTATCTAACAGCACGATCATGTAGCCGCGTTTTTTATCGATATAGATTTCGCGCCCAGCTTCCCGCATCCGCTCCGCTACTGTCACGAGTTTTAAATGCATAAAAACCGGATTGCCCAAGTCGTTAGCATTAGCCAGGCACCAAAGACGGACCGGGCGCTGATTTTTTAACTCGCGGTTTCTATTAATCGTTTCATATAAATTAAAGAGTGCTTCGGCCTCCGCACGGATCGGCCGTTCATGCCGCTCCGGGATAAATTCATCATATATAATATCTGTTATGTCTGATCCGTCAAAACCGCGGACGTTTGCGAACGTCGCAAGCGCGGCCAGGTATCCAATCGTTTCACCTTCGTTTACAAATTTACTGACATTATCGACGACTGGTTCGACACCGATATTTAGACCGAAATCTGTATTCAATATTTTATATGGCGAGAAATCCGGTTTCTTTATGGTATTTACCTGGTTCTGCTGACGGCGAATAAACATAAATTTCCCATCCGGGTTTTTGATCGTCAATTCTAATAGAGTCGTGTATGTTTTTCCTGTCCCTCGTCCGCCAACGATAAACACATAAAATATGTTATTTTCGTCGCAGATCCTCCGCAAATTTTCAATATCTACATATCCATTGTCCGCGTACGGGGTATAATCAAGTTTTTTCATATAATCATTATACAAAATAAAAACGGTGGGGCGCCACCATACCCCACCGATAATATAATACTGTTTTTAAAGCACAACGTCTAACACGTTGTATTCTCTGCCACTCTTAGATGTGCGGCCGATCATCGTGATTGTTACGTCTTCGTTATCGAAAGCGTCAACGATGTCGTTAAACGAGTTAATGACCGGCTCAGAGCTTGTCGTATAAACTTCGCCGTTAATAAGAAGGCTCAGAGCGTCAACCGTTTCGCCGGCGTTGTTCTTATAAGAATAGAACAGATAAGCATCCGGTGTAAACTCTTCGCCTTTGAGCGTAGACAGCGCGTGTCTGTCCTGGCCTTTTGTCATTTTGTAAATTGTTTTCTTGTCGAGCTGTTCAGCATTTTTCATTTTCTTTTCTCCTTTTATTGTTCGCTGTTTTCGTTGGTGGCGTCAAATCTGATCAGGTCTTTGTAATACTGCCCGGTCCATATCTCCGGCATGGTTAGCAATCTTTCATATTCACCGGTAATGCCGAGCGTATATTCGCTGTCCCTGATAACCATATTTGATATTATCATTATCTCATGTTTTCCTATTTTGTACATACCGAAATTTTCGTCATTATAAACTGCTTCGGTCCCTCCGGCTTTATGGAATACAAAACCCGGTTTAAAATTTTCAATCGTCCCCAGCTCCTGAGCGCCGAGCTGTTTGTTTACTCCAGCAATCGTGATATGCAGTTTCCCATTATGCGTGTAAACGTATTTTTTCGCGCCCAACGTGCAAAACTTTTCGTATGGTTTGCCGCCGGTTTCATCTTCGAATACGCTCATATAATGAACGGCTCCAGTCCGATCGGCAGCGAAAGCGCCGTTTTTTTCGGACCGCTTGCGTATCTTTTCGTTAAAATCTGACCAATCTACTTCACCGGTATATTTCAGACTGTCCGTATCCCAATAAAGCAGCACGGCGCCGGGCGTTTCATATATGTGTTTCTGTCCCTTAAAAAGATCATATCGCGCATGTGCGGTCGTATAACACCCCCAGGCATAAGAGATAAACGCGCGTTTGTTTGCTTTTGCGATGACCTCGTTAATATCATACGCAGGTATAACGAATTTATTGTCGATAAACTTTATTTCGGCTTTGCCGACGTCCTGGCATGTCATACCATAAACGGCGTTTAGTTTGTTCTTCTGTTTCATGTAATAAACTTCCTGGCCTGGGACACCTTTTAATGCTGTTTTATCTTTATATAGAGATATAACGACGTCCCGCATCTTTTTCGGCAGTTTTCCATATCGGCAATAATAAATGTCGTACGGCTGGAAATCGTCGAAGTCGTAAGTTTCGACGATAATTTTAAAATCAATATCCGTCAACGATGTCTCCAAATAATCGGCCGCGAGAACACGCCCATTGTCATACCATCCGTTTTGTATGTTTCGCGATTTATCTTTCGTAAGATATGGCGCGGGCCAGTGCGGATCATGCAGCCGGATATTATAGAATCTCGCGCGGAATATAACGGCGCGTTTAAATCTGAAAATCAGATCGTTAAACGTTTCGTTATCGCATGACGTTGATTTCTGCCATTGTCCCATAGGAAACGTTTTATTTAACTGCTCGCCAGGATAAGCGCTGGATTCATCGACACCGTGCGCGTTCTCTATGATCTGCCCGGCTATTAGCCTGTTTCCGTGCGTATCTCCTCCGCGAAATAACTCGCGCAATAATACATATATTTCCGGCGTCGGCAGAATGTCCTTTAATTTTGGCCGGAAGTCATGCAGCGCTTTTTTCACTTCGCGCCGCACATATCCGGTTGACGTTCGCGGGACTGTCAAAAGATTATCGCCGTCGAATTGCATTTCAATATAAAGTGCTTCGGCCAAACCCAAAACGTCATTGATCATATAGGCGCGTTCCGACGGTTTGATCCGCGACCATGGGAAACGCTGGGCCGTATATTCGAAATCATCAAGTTTCGGATGAGGAACGTTTAATTTATGCGTGTACTCTTTCAATGACATATTGCTATGTAAATAGCTGCATCGATATTCGACACGGCCAGAACGGAAAAATAATACTTTTCGCCGGTCCGTTGCGAAAACGTCTTCGGGTTTCAGATCGTATAACGCTTTTAACCAGTTAAATTCATATGACAAGTTATGGTCCCAAATCACAATTTTTTCATCTTCAGGATAAAGCGATAAAATCTTTTCGGTAAATTTCAGCCAGCTATCCCACTTGCGGCCGCAGCATATATAATATTCGGCCAATGAAATCAGTATGCAGCATTGCCAATGATACATAACGGCCTGTTCGATCTCCGGTATTCTCGTTGTTTCGATATCGAACGTAATGACCATATCTTTAATTTTCCCGTCACGCTGACGCCCGGCGTTGTTACCGACCGGGCGCTTAACATTCTGGATATTATAAAGACGATGGTATGGAAACGTGTTTATGTTATAAAACTTTTCCATAGTGGCATATCCTTTATTTCTTTTCGATGATTTCGATCAGATCATACATACCGGAAATATACATGCTCAGAAGTTTTATTTCGTTGTCCAGATCTTTCGATTTCTGTTCAAAAATACTCATTCCTTTACAGCCATGCGTTTCGTAAGGGTATTTTTCATCTACCCAGTCACGCAGCGACTGTTTTTTCTCGAACAGTTTTTCACGCCTGGCGATCAGTAAATCGAGCGCTTTATTAATTGTTTTATTTCCGCTGATCATCTTCGTAGTCCTCCGCTAAATAGACGCATGACATAACCCATAAAAACGCGAACACTAATGCTTTCATTTTATCCCTCCATTTTCTGCAATGCTTCACGATAACGTTTTCTATAATTGAAAGCTGAATAACCTTTTCTGCCGCTTTCGAACGGTTTGACTTTTTCCCATACTTCTAATTCTGTATTGTAAGCGCTCATGTTTTCATAAAGAACATTCGGATTTATGTGTAAACGTTCGGCTGCTTCGAATACACGAACGGCGCGGAAACTGTCTTTTAAACGATCGCCGTAACGCTGGCGCAACGACTCCATAAAATTTCCAAACTTTTTCAGATTTTTTCTGTTTATCTGCTTGAATCCCATATCACGAAACTTTTTAATTTGTTTATTTTCGTAAGCATGGATTTTTTGAATCGTTGTTAAACCGCGTAAGAAATAAGAAACTTCGCTCAGCGCTTTATCTAACTTTTTATCACTGATCGCGTCCAGCGTCGGAACACGCGAAGATTTGAACATATTTGTCAAATCCTTATAATATTGATTTTGTTTATAATCATATCGTTCCATTTTTTCTAAACGCTTATTAGCGATCGCGCGCAGTTTACTGAATGCTGCGCGTTTTTCTTTTGTGCTGAAACCTTCGACGTTTGTCGGATTATATCCGATATATGTTTTTAATTTATTACTCGCCATTTTCGATTAGCTCCTCCCGGATCGTCAAACCTTCGATAACAACATAACCGGTTTTTGTCGCCCTGGTTCCGATTATGTCTTTCGGTGTCAGTATCACGATCTGATCACAGCCGGTCCCGCTCTGATCGGCGGGGACGCGGTAGTATTTAATATTATTGTAATATAACGGCGCATAGGATGGGACCAGGACGGCCCGCCGGAGTGATACCAGGTTAAACAAAGGGAAGTAATCGACGCGCAACCGGCGGGCGCGTTCGGTTTCGAAGATTTCGATAACTTTTATTTTTTTCATTCCTTCCATCCTCTCATTCTTTTATGCGTTCTCCACAATGCTATTTCCGCTTCAAGCGACTCGGCCAATAAGTCAGAACCACAGTCTCTAAGCAGTCTAACGCGGTCTTTAAGCCATTTCTCAGGAATTGCGTCTACTGTTGGCGCGTTCCAAATAAAGTGTGTGTCAATAAATTCATGGTCTTTGAAACCTTTAATCAGTCTGTCAGCGTCAATCAGTCTCATAATTCCACCCACCCAATTACGCGGCGCTCCGCGAATTTTAAGCGTTCCACTTCATCCGGCGTTCCGATAATAATGTGACTACCGTTCATAACCATCAGACCGCGGCGCCGGAACCAGTCCGCCCCGTAGCTGGTGAGAATGTGAATAATATTTTTTGCCGCATAATTCGTTAATATGGCGCGGCTGGCCGATACGTTGAATAACATTTAAATACGCTCCTCCATTGGTTCATCCGTGTTAATCATGACGATAATGCTGACCAGTGTATAAAGATCATCACTGTTCAGGACGCCAAGCTGAAACGCGATCCGGCAGACTTCGAGCATCCGGTGGTAGCATTCCGACTGGTAGTGGGATAAGTCGCTGAATTTGTAGTAGTCTGTTATGAGTGACAACAGACGGCCGTCAAGTACTGTTCTGATTTCTGATTTGTTCATTTGTTTATGTTCTCCTTTTCTCATTTTATTATCGAATAAAAAGTTTTTATAAATGAGACTTGACTTTATTTATTTACTCGTTCCATGTTTGCGTACATGAGCGTGCAAACACATGTATGCATGTTCAATCATGCTTGCATGGTTAGTAAAACATTCATGCATGTTTGGGGGTATACCCCCCGGGGGTATATGGGGTTAGGATATCCC